TAAAACAAACATAGGTGAAACAGGGATTTATGAAGGGGAAGAAGTATATTTAGATATCCCATTTATTTTAGATGAGGAAGAATATCTTGTTGAAGCAAAACACAGAGGTAAGAATGTAAAACTTAATAAACCATTCAGAACACCAGGTGGGCCAAAGAAATTCGCCGTATATGTAAAAAATAGTAGTGGTAACGTTATTAAGGTCACTTTTGGGGACCCTAACTTAAGAGTTAGGAACAACAACCCAAAAGCAGCAAAGTCGTTCAGGGCTCGTCATAAGTGTGACCAGAAGAAAGATAGGACAAAGGCGGGGTACTGGAGTTGCAATGTCTCAAGATATAGGAAAGTATTAGGAATTAAAAGTTCCCGCAGTTGGTGATGTTTTAACCATGGTAAAATAGACTTTACTCTTCATGTTTTTTTATATATTTATATAATAAACAAAAATATTATGCAAATTTACAAAATAACAAATTTAGTTAATAATAAAATCTATATTGGAAAAGATACGGTATCAGATAAAAACTATTATGGTTCTGGTGTATTAATTAAAAGAGCAATTGAAAAATATGGTATAAAAAATTTCAAAAAAGAAATTATTGAAGAATGTGTTTCTAATGATGAGTTATGTTTGAAAGAAAAATATTGGATAGAACATTTCAATTCAACTAATTTAAAAATTGGATACAATATTTCAAGGGGTGGAGACGGTGGAGATACTTTGTCTAACAACCCAAATTTAGAAATTATAAAATCGAAAATATCAAATGTAAGAAAAGGTAAAAAATATGAAGATTTGTTTTCAATTGATAAAGTGGTTCAGTATAAGGAAAAATTAGCAAAAAATTTGACCAAGAGGTTAAAAGGAAAAAGTTTAGAAGAACTCTATGGCATTAAAAAAGCAAAAGAGATAAAAGAAAAACAATCTAAAACAAGACAAGAACTTTCTAAATTGAAACCAAAAAAAGTTACTTTAAAAAAAACACCCAAAGAAATTGAAAACAAAAAAATCGAACAATTAAAAAAAAGATATTATGAAATTAATGATTTTGACGTATTAAAGTCACGTTATTTTGGGTACAGAAAAAGAAAAAATTTAGATTTGTTTATTAAGGTTATTGGAGAGGATAAATATAACAAAATAGTTGAATATTTGGAAAAACCTTTTAAACATAAAAAAGAATCTATAGAAAAAATAAAAAATGATAGAATAAAAAAATTTATAGAAAGGAAAAATAAACTTTTAAAATTTTTGTTAAACAATCCAAATAAAACAAGAAATGATTATTATAAAAGTTTAAATAAATCACAAATATCTCGTAAAATAAGAAATTTTTTACACGGTGAATTATCATATTTATTAACAGAAAATGAAAAAGAATTATTAAGAAAAAGACCAAAATTATCTCATAATATATCAGAAGAAACAATGTTATCAATTAAAACAAAATTAGGAAAAAAAGTATTAATTGATAACATAAAATATATATCGACATCCGAAGCGTCTAAAATTTTAAATATTGATAGAGGAACAATAAGATTTAGATTAAAAAGTGATAACTATCCTAATTATAAATATTTATAATATATATGGATTTACCTTTTACAGAAAATTTAAAAGAAGGATTCTACATTAGGACATTTAGTTCAGATACGTTAGATACAGAACTAAAATGGCATTTTGATGAAGAAGACCGAACGGTTATTTGTGAACACGAAACAGATTGGTTATTTCAGATTGATAACGAATTACCGATACCGATTAAAAAAAATACCCCTATTTACGTACCAGAAGGTCTGTATCATCGAATAATTAAAGGAACGGGGGATTTAGTGGTTAGGGTAAAAAAACACCTGAATACCACACTCATCAAATAATTGAATACTTCTCTTTTGGGATTCTTCCCATTTTTCTTTGTTTTTTGTTGTGCAATTATATTTACACCATACAATTTTAATACCTGAATTTACAATACCTCTAGCACAATCCACACATGGTATACCTGAAGTTAAATAAATTGTGGAATTTTTTAAAGAAACACCTATTCTCGCAGCATTATATATTGCGTTTCTTTCCGCGTGTTCAAACCAAAAGTACTTTTCAGGTCTTTCTTGACGTTCTTTAATATTATCATCCATTCCCCTTGGGAATGAATTATAACCCGTAGAAAGTATTTCATTATCATTTCCAACGATAACCGCACCGATTTGGGTTGATTTATCCTTCGATTTTAATTTAATCGTCTCGGCAATGTTTAAAAAATATTCCGTCCAATTCATTTTAATTTTTCTTTAGATATAAAATGGATTCTATCATCACAATAATAATTTAATCTAGACGCATCACCTTTATAAATTAATTTACCAATTTCAGTTAAATTTTTTTCATCCTTAATATCAATACCCACAATATAACCATTTTTTGTTTTTTCGTAGATTATGGGTTTTATTTTTTGAGATTCCATATTACAAATATACGAAAGAATGGTGCAATAAAAAAGGGGGACATTGTCCCCCTTTTAAATATAAGATAATTTATGATTATCTTAAGGTGTTAAGACTAAACGTTGTCAATCCATTAACGTTAATCACACCAAAGTAACGGTTGTTAACCATTTTCTTAGCGTATCTTGTCATGATACCCTTGATTGGTGTAAAGTTGAATGGGTTGTACATTGTAGGTGTCAATTGTAGTGGAACGTATGGTGCGTATATGTAACCAGCGTCCAACAATGACTTACCTTTGTGACCGATTATAATCTTACCAGCTGGTAAGTATGGGTCACGGTAAACTTGGTAACGACCTGCCAATGAACCAATTTTCTCAATACCCATGTTGTATTGGTCTTGTTCAGGATGTGCGTTTGAAACGTGGAAATATTCCAAGTCGTCAAATACTGCAGATACCTCAGAAGACACAACAATCCAGTTAGCACCACCTCTTAAAGTGGTTTTGTGGATTTGAGCCGAGATTTGGTTAATCTTGGTAACCAAAGTTTGGTTCCAGTCTTTTTGAGTGTAACCTTGGAAAGGGGCTCCACCGGTTGCTCCGTATTTCCATTCGTTGTAGTCCCATTTAGCTGTCCAAGCCGCACCTTTACGAAGGTCACGAAGGATTTCACGGTCGATTTCTGCTGCGATTTGTTCAGACAATAAAGCTGTTAATTCGGCTTCAGCATCGATGTTGTGGAATGCACTTACGTCTTGTGCTAATTCAGGAGACCAGCTAGCTCTCAACTTTCTTTCAGTTACAGAAACTGTTACTGATTCAAGGTCGAAAGATACTTCACCGATTTCTTCTTCGAATTCTAATGAACTATATTCTCTCCAAGTTACAGTAAAGTCAGAAGCCGCCAATGATGTACCTGCAACTGTGTAATCTGTGTAACCAGTAGTTGAACTGTAAGCTTGAAGGTCTACGTTGATGTAGATGATACCGTCTTGGTCACAGATGTTATTGTATTTACCAGTTCTACCAGAACTCTTAGTACCATACTCAACAATACCTTTACCGTATTTTTGAGTTACGATATTGATAGGAAGAGCTGTATAACCTGCAGTGTGTCCACTAACTTGGTCACATGATACGTTTAATGAGGCTAAGAATTCTTCAGTATCCATAACGTGACCGTTAGGACCTGCAAGTTTACCAGCTCCATCATATGTTGCGGTGAAACCTGAAACTTTCAAGATTACACTACCAACAGTATTACCTGTTGTAATTGCTGAACGAGTAGATGCAGTACCACTTGTGAATGTTACCATTTCAATTGGCGAAGTACTAACAGTTGTGTACGTACCTTTTGAATAGTCAAACAAACCTTGGTCATTTGCATCAGACGATTCATAGAAACGGTCGTACAAGTTGTTACCTGTGTAACCAGTTGAAGGGTCAGTCAAAGAACTTGGGAAACCGTAAGGTTGATAGTGACCATTAGATGCGGTTCTTTCCTGAATTTTAGGTACGAAGTAGAACAATTTACCGATAGGTAAGTTCATTGCTTGTACAGATACGATGTCATTCGCCAACAATTTGGAGAATACACGTCTGATGATTGGAAATACAACAGTTTCAAATGAACCTGATGCATCTGCAACAGCTGCTTCGTTTATCAAATATGACGCTTGGTTTTCATACAATTGCGCGATATTATCTTTTTGGTGACCACCAAGACCCTCAAGGAATCCTAGGTCATCCCATTTTTTAATGGTATCTTCTTTGATAACACGGAGGTGTTTTAATCCAATGTTACCAACCATACCTGATTCTAATAATGCTCCCATTTTTTTAGATTTTTATTTTTTTAAGTTTATTTTTTTATTTTAATTTTTGCATCAAATCCTTCATTCTCTTAAATTGTGGATTCTCATAAGCCTTAGACTCAGACAATACATTTGTGGAAGAAGAAGTTGGTGTTAAATTTATTTTTTCAACCACCGATTCGGTTACTGGTTTTTTTGTTCCCAATTCGGATTTTATTGAACTGTACAAGTTCTTAGATTCTTTCAAGGTTGAGATTGAATCGAATCTTTTTAAAATATTTAGTTTTTCTTGTTTTGTTGTTGAATGTTCAGTGAACAAACGAGTTGCGTAAGCCAAATTAGCGTTAAAGACAGCAACTTCATTTAACTTTTCTTTGAATAAGACTAGTGCCTTTTTATATTCATCGTTTTGTTTTTTGAGTTTACTAACTTCTTCGTTGATTGAACCCGAACCAGCTTTATACATTTTTTTGCTTTTAATACCGGCTCTGTTCATTCCAAATTTATCTCCATGAGGATTTGATTTGGTTCTTGCCGCTTCATCAACGTCACCCTCAACTGGTTCTACATCTCCCTCATCTACATCGTCAAGTTCGATTTCGTAAACAGTTTCATCGGACATCATTTCGTCTTCGTCAACCGGCATTTCATCACCCATCATTTTGTCTTCGTCAACTGACATTTCATCACCCATCATTTCGTCTTCGTCAACTGACATTTCATCAGACATCATTTCGTCTTCGTCAACTGACATTTCATCTTCATCTAGTTTAATGATATACTCATCATCACCATCAGACAATTCAATGTGGTTGTCGTCTTTTTTAACAATTACACCATCATTAGGACCCATTGCTTTAAAAACTTTTAAAATCTCGTCTTCATCGGCACCGGTCATATCCAAGACATTATCATCAGTGTCCATATCATCCATAGATGGAGTCATGTCATCATCAGTGTCCATATCATCCATAGGTGGAGTCATGTCATCATCCATAGGTGGAGTCATGTCATCATCGTCCATCGAATCAATATCTTTTGATGGTTCATCGTCTTCATTATCTGGATTTTCATCATCACCAGTTTCCGCTGGTACATCATTTGTGTCCTCTTCAGAATCGGGTTGTTCATCAACCTTCTCCTCTTCTTCCAATGATTCTCTTAGCAAATCGTTTAGTTCCTGCTTCATTGTGGAAGCCAGTATACCCTTTGCGTTCGCTTTTACTGCTTCTTCAAGTGTTTGTACTTGAAGTAACGCTTGTTCCAAAATTGATTTGTCGCTCATTTTTATGAATATAGTTTTATAATAAATATATTGTTTTTTGTAAAAAATATTATTTTACAACATTAAAAACGTAAAAAATTATTTTGATAAGAAATTATCCAATCTCGACATAAGATTTTTCATCTTATTAATGTCTTGTGGTTTTTCTTCTAAAGATTCTTGGTATTGGTCTCTATCGTTTAGGTCAGAAAATACGTATGCACCAGGCGTACTTGGAGACGATACCAAATCAAAACACACCAATTCAAAATCGTCTTGAACAATGTTTTGTCCTTTTACATTTTTTAATGAACCAACACCTCTTGATGATATACCAAGTGTTGCTCCATTCATAATTAACATTGCGGCTTGGTCACCTTTTGTGCTCACAATACCCATTTTTTTCCATCCAGGTGAAGTGAACAATTTTATTTTACCCATTAAAATCTTTCCATCCCACCACGTTTCCAAGATAGAATGGGAAACCCTATCTAAATCAATTAAAGATGAACTTGGGTGATTAAGTTCATTTAATGCCCCTCCCTTTTTAATTAGGGTTTGGTATTTTTCATTTTCCCTTTTTAATAAAAGTTCAGGATATATTCTACCATTTTTATTTGGTGTATCATATTTTTGTAAAACCGCAAATAATATTATATCTTGAGAGAAATCCGTTTCTCTCATTTCAGAAATTATTCTTTTATTATCTTCATATGAAATATAACCGGCATCATATTCCAAAAGAATACCTCTACCAGTGTCATTAGGTCCCAATATCTTCATTAAACTTTTTATAATAAATACTTCTTAAAAAGATTAATTCTTTTTGTCGAAGAAATTATAAAAAGTTTTATCAATAAGTACGGTATCAATAATATCTTTAGATAGATTAGAAACAAAGTTTTTTATTTCTTTGGACCTAACATCAAAATGTTTATTTACATAAAGAGTTATTTCTAAATCCATGAAAGACCTTTTATTTATTTTAACTCCGTTTGTTTTTATATCTAAATCCACAATAGATTGTGGTTTAAAAAATTCAGAATTAAGTAAATAAATTTTATCTTTTATTTTTTTTCTACTTTTGTATATTAATTTATCAAAATCTTGTTCATCTAATGTTGGTTGTATCCAAGAATTTAATTGAATATAAATTGTTTTTAAATTTTTAAAATCAACCGTACCGTAACCCATTTTCACATTCCCATGTGAACCAATTACTATAAATTTTCCTTTTTTCATTATTATTTATCATATATATTATTTTTTATGGTGTATATAAAATATATGAAAAAATGTTATTAATTTGAAATTTTTTTCGTATATTTTAAAAAAAAACTTATGATAAAAATAAATGTAACTAAAGAAAAAGGAATTGAACCCGCACTAAAAAAATATAAGTTTAGGGTTCAAAAAAGTAGACAAAATGAACAATTAAGAGATAGAGAAGAGTTCGTAAAACCATCGGTCGCCAGAAGGGACCAAATACTTAAAGCTATTTATAAACAAAAAATTAAAAGCAAAGAAGATAGGTCATACTAGACCATTCTTCAATTCGATAAGTTTATAGTAATCAAATTTTGTGGTGTCAGATTTATTTATTTCTGACATCACATTTTTTAACTTATCTTTTAATGTGTCTTCATTTGACTCTTTAATTAAAGAGTCAATTTTAGTGGTTAATTCCTTTTTAAGATTTTTTGTTTCAGTTATTAACTCTTCGTTGGACATTGAAACAATTTTATTAAATGTTGTTTTTTGTTCTTCATTTAAAAAATCAGAATACTTTATATTAAAGTTATTTACCAAAACCGCGTTTAATAATGTGTGATTCTCTATTTGAATTTCACTTGGTTTCTCATCTTCTTTTTTTTCTTTCAATAGATGTTCAATTAGATTTTCTCTAGCATCTATTTTTTTGGATATATTGTGTATTGTATTTTCTTCAGAAAGAATATCCAAATCTTCATATAAAGAATTCTTTTCAAAATCAACATTTTTTAAATTTTTGGTTAATGTTGTTAAATCTTTTTTCAAAGATTTCATTTTTTCAATTAGAATTGGTTCAATTGATTCAACATATAATTTTGCCTTATCCTTTGATTTTATGTTCAATTTTTCAATACCCTCATAGAAGGTATACATTTCAGACAAAGGTTTATTTGATGTAATTGATTTTATGGTGTTTTTAATTTCCACTTTATTTTTTGATGTATATAAATCAGTTAACTTTGTTAACATCTTTAATTTAAATTCTCCAAAATTTGTCATTTTATTATTGGTTTAATATGTCTTTTAATTTATTTTCTATTTCATAAATATTCTGTTGTGCTTTATTAATATCAAATAAATCTTCTAAATTGTCAGATTCACCTAAAAAATTTTTCAATCTAATTTTTTTATTTTCACTTAATGGTGCTTCACCACCTGGTGCTGGTGGTGCTGATGGACTTGGAGGAGCCCCCATGTCCATACCTCCACCCATTTCCGCACCTTCTGGAGATTGTGATGCCTGTTGTCTCTCAGTCTCAGGTATTCCATATTTAGAATCGACTTCGTCAAAAATTCCTGAACGTTTTATTACCATTTGAGTATTGGTTAACTCAAAACCGATGGCTCTTTCTAATCTTTGTTGTTGTAAATCTAACATAACCTCACTATCACTCATACCTAAAATATTCTTTTTTGCCCATGTGTGTGAAACAGGTAGAATACCTAATTGAGATTGGTCTGACGTTGCGTCTTTATATAATAAAATTTTCTCTTTCCATTGTTCAATTCTTAATAAATCTGATTGTGCGGATGGATTTGTTAGAGATAATGAAAAATTATTTAATTCATCTTCTAATCCAACAAGGTATAAATGAATTAAAGCTATTTTATTTAATTCATGTATTAATGATTTCTGAATTCTATTAATTGTCCTTGCAAATCTGATATCCATTAACGCCAATGTTTTACCATCACCAACAACTTCTTCAAATCCTAAGAAAGCTTTTGGTATTCTTAATGCCGCTAACATTTTTTTCTGAATATATTCTATATCAGCAATTTCACCCAAATTTTGTGCGCCCGGTAATGTCTCAATTGGATTTGTTTGTGCTGGGTCACGAACAGGAATAAAATAATCTTGGTCAACCGCCATTTGATTATATCTCATATCAACCTGACCATTTCTTGAATCAACAACTTGGTCTCTTTTAAATTTATTTGCCACCCTTTGTACGTATGGTTCGATGTCTTTATCATCCATATTACCAACAAAAACTTTAAAAACCCTTCTTTCGGGTGCCCTCGTTGTTCTATAAATTAACATGGCATCTTCAGCTAATAATAGTTGTTTCCATATTCTTCTAATTTTATCCAACATACTAGTCCCATAAGGAAGTTTTCTATCATCACCTAATAATCTAAAATGGGCAATTTCCCAAGATTGAAATTCCATATCTTTATTTGTCCACTGAAATCTAAGTTCCCTACTTGGCATCTGCATAACGTCCATTTGATTAGGGGTTTTACTTTCTTTACCCTCTAATCTTGTTATTTCAATGTTAGGTAATTGTTGACACCCAACAATGCCTTTTTCAGGGTCAACTTTTAAATAAACAAAATTATCACCATATTTACACATACCTCTAGTCCACATTTGTAAATTAGTGTTTAAGTCTAATCTATTTACAAATAAATCTTCCAATGTTGATTTAATTCTATCAGATTCCGAAAATATTGTTAATATATCCCCCTTTTCCGATAACGTTGTTGATTCTTCAGCGTATATATCCAAAGCGGCTGAAATTTCCGGAGTGTTATGTGAAAAAATAGTGTCGGTTGCAAAGTTTTTATAACCAGGTACTGTTAAATCATATACAGGCACAACTTCATATGGTTCAATTGAGACAATTTTATGATTTAACGAGTATGATTCTCCTTTTACTTTGGCGGTTGAATATTTAGATTTTTCAATATTATATGCATCACAAAAAGTTGACCAATCTTTATATCCCGCCCACATAATTTCTCTCTGTAATTTAGTATGGGCAATGTTTAACGCTCTTGATGTACCTTTTAGTGTTTTGTGTTTTTTGGCTGTTTCTGTTATTAAATCAAAAGGTATATGAAAATAAGAAGGGTTATTCTTACCTTTTCTTTTTCCATTCCAACAAAATTCACCCTTTCTTTTTGCAACTTCTTTCATCTTTTCTCTAAATTGTTCGTTCGACCATAACGTCTCGTTATTTAGTTTTCTGTGAAATGACCTATGTTCAGTTCCGTCCATTATTTTAAGATTTTGAGGTAAATTATTTTTACCATTAAAATCAATATGATGAACTTCTTCGTTTTCTTTTACCGCTCGACCATAAAACCATTCCGCAATTAATCGATGTTCACTAATCCAACCATTATGTCCTTCTTTTGAATTACACACATAAACCCAATTATAAGTTTGATTGTTATAAAAGGATTTTCTATAAAATGGCATCATAGAGTCGCCTGATTTTAATTCCGAAATACGAGAAAACGAACCATCTCTTTTCATTAATCTATGTTCCCAAGTACCGATAATAAATGAATTATCATCAAATGTAACTTTATATGTCATCTCATCTCTAGTATGATGAGCATTTCTCGCAATTGCTGGTACCACTTTTTTTAGATTATGGTCATATGAATAAACAATGAATTCATAATCCCTACCCATATCGGATAATTCTTTTATCGTTGTAAAACCATTTGGCGTGGCGATTTTAGTGTCACCATGTAAACAAAATTCCATCGACTCAACATCATAATACATTGACAATCTGTTTGGTTCATAATATACCGATTGATTATATAATGATTGGTCAAGTTTAGAAAATTTATCGGCAATGTATTGAGTTTGTTGAGCTTGCAACATTGCTTTTTCATATTCTTCCCTACTACTTGTTTTTAAAATTTGTTCTTTATCAAAATTAAAAGATGGGGCTTGTTCTGGTGTTACCTTACCTGGAAATCCGAATATTTTTGTTAGTCGTTGAAATACTGTTAAATTATCAGCCATATATATAAATACTATTAAAGAATATAAACAAAAATTAGTTTAAAATAAACGTTTATCGTTTTTTACCAAATAACCAAGAATATTGTTTATATTGTTCTTTTGTTACATTATTATTTTGTTGAAAAATTGGGTTACCATCTGTAGACATTGAACCTATTTGGTCAAACGCGGTTCCGTATGAATAAAATGATTTATTTGGTTCGTAAGTTCTTTCAGATATTGTCCAAGACTCTAACATTGCTTTATTGGCATTTTCATTCTTTGTTAATTGTGAAAATGAAACATCACCAACATACAAAGCCATGGACATACTCATGATAGCATCATCGTGGGCACCTTTCATATGGTCAGGTCTACCATTAATATAAACAAAAGTATTTAACTCACTCATTAATCTTGATGACCTAACTTGAAAACCTTTTCTTAATTGTTCCTCAAAAGAGGCAACAATTTGAGCTCTTTTATTGTTGAAGTTAATTCCGGGTATTTTTTCCATTGCTTTGGAATTATATTCCCAAATATTTTTGGTATTGATTCCATCAATGTAAAGATTTTTGTAATTTAATTCTTGTAACTTTCTTGAAGTTGCAACCCCCATACCACCGGTAATATCAACAACTATGAATGCTTCATATAAAATACCCCATTTATATGCAACCAAAGCCAAATCGTCAGGTGGTATTTTACCAATATATTCAGCAACCTGTTCTCTCTCATCAAAGTCAATTATGTTTATTGATGAAAAGTCTTCACTATCTCCACGAGAAACGTCGACACCCATTATGTATTTATGTCCTTGAATTGGTTCTTTCCATTGCCAAAATGTTCCTTGCATGTATTTTTCTTTTGGTTCCCTCAACATATTTTTTACAATATTATCTTGAACATCTGAAGGAATAACCCCATCACCTGAACCAAGGAAATCACACTCTAATTCTTGAGCAATTTTACGTCTATCGTATTTGAATTTTTTTGACATCGATTCAAACCAAGATGAAAATGGTTTATATCCGTCTTCTTCATAATCTTTATATTCACTTGGACTTACATCATATACAACAATTTCATCATCGTTATATTGTTCTCTATTTAACATATAGTGTACGATGTCGTTACATTTTACCCATTTTAAATCTTTTGTATATCGAGGGTCTTTAAACCACCTTAAATCTGTTATATGGAAATCATTTATCCCTCTTATTGATTGGTCATAAACACCATAATAAATTGGGTCAAATCCATTTGGGGTTGAAATAAGTATAATTTTACCACCAGTACTTAACGAGGCCATAGATGCCGCCCAAAAATCATCACCCGCTTCAATATATGCCGCCTCATCAAAAATCAATATTGTTGGTGTGTAACCTCTTAACGCATCTGCAGATGTCGCCACCGCTTTTACCTCACAACCATTGTTTAATCTAAATCTACTTTCTGAATTTTTATCCGGTGAAAAACCCACATTAATCCAATCTGGCCATTGTTCAAGAAACGTTCTGATTTTGTTAGCCATTTCAACCGCAGTGTCTTTTTTATTTGCAATTATTAATACCCTTTCAGGATTATCTTTTTTTGCTGTTTGAAGTCTTTTTGAAATCCAAGCCGCGGTAACCGTTGTTACACCGGCTTGTCTATATTTTCTCGTTATGTTCTCATTGTATTTTTCATAATCCTCCAATAATTGTATTTGGTCAGGAAATAACTCCAATGGAACAAATCTTTTTTGTGTATTATCGTAAGTTTGCAAATACGTTTTTAATGCATAAGGGGTGTCTTTAATAATTTTAGCATACTCCTTTAATTGTTCTATTTTTTGATTACTCATACATATAAATATAAAAAAAGGGGACATAAGTCCCCCTTTTCTTTCTTTAGGTATCTAAACGAACTAATCGTCGGATAATTTTATCCCCAAATCATTTAAGAAATCAGATAAATCATCATCATCTGTATTATCTGTAATGTCATTTAAATTCTCGTTAAACGCTTCAATCGCATCTTGATAATTTTGGTTTTTAAATAATTTATCAATACCATCTACCAAATCATTCATTAAACGTCTACCATTTTCTGAACCTGAAAGAACTTCCTTCGCAAACACCAATAAATTTTTTGCGGGTAATCTAAAAATATTAGTTATTAGGTAATTTTGTAATTCGACTTTATTTTCATCCAAAAGAATCTCTTCAGGAAATTGTCTTCTAATTCTATCCCAAATTGGTGGACCCAAACGTAAATCCCACAATTCTTTTTCAAGAGTATCTTCAGAACCCTCAATTTCAGACCACGATTCTTCGTCTTCGTTACCTTCTTCATCGGTAGGTCTTCCTTGAATTGCAAACAATTCCATTATACCTTTAATCAATTCATGAACAAGTATTGGAAAATTAACACCTCTTGCAACAATTGTTGGAGGATTGGTCTTTCTCCTTACCTCTTCTTTACCACCAATAGAACCCATCATCATTTTCATTTTTTCATCACTTAATTGCCAATACAAGGAATCGTTGACTGACATTAAGATTCCATATTGACCTATGATTCTATCTGAACCCGTAATTTCTCTGATTTTATCGGCAACATAATGATACATATAGTGACCCCTTTTAGACGCCCCTTGTATCATATTATTAATCAATCTTCTTTTCGCTTTCTCCATTGTCATTGACTCCAAGTCAGTCATTAAATCCTTTTCAATATCGACAGGGTCAATGTTTGGTTGTTGTTGCATTTCTCGATTGAAGTTTTGAGTATCAATTTCACCCATACCAACAATCTTAGCGTCAAACTGTAACGCCCCTTCGGGAATTGCCATTTCCTTTGTTACCAATTCGACTGCAAGTCTTTCTAACTCTTCTTTATGTGCAGCCTCTGTTTGAACAATTTCATTGTGTGCTGCCATCATCATTTGAGCCAACGGCATGATACCTTCTTCACCTCGCATTGGTGTTTCCACACCGGTATACTCTCTAACTTTAGCAATTACTTGTCTGTATCTTTCGGAAGCAAGTAATTCTTGGAAATTCTTATTTGGTTCCTCACCTGTAGATGGAAAAGGAATTTTTTTTAAGGGAGTATCTCCTTGTGATAATTTATCTTGTAAACCCTGATATGGCCTATCGGGGGTATCAAAATCCATTGGCATTTCGTATAGGTTTTCACCTAATATACGTAATAAATCTTTTTTTAAAAACTTCATTATCTAATATTTTTTCTTTCTCCCATTGCTTTGGGTTTAGGGTCAGTACCGGGTCCCGGTTCATAAGGTGTTCTTCGTTTTGGTTTATCTTTTTCTTTTGGTGGTGCATCGGGAAGAACATCGGGTTGTGATGGATTTGTAGATGGCGCTGGTTGGTTTCCAACAATGGCACCATACATTGCTTTGGGTTTAGGGTCAGTACCGGGTCCCGGTTCATAAGGTGTTCTTCGTTTTGGTTTATCTTTTTCTTTTGGTGGTGCATCGGGAAGAACATCGGGTTGTGATGGATTTGTAGATGGCGCT